AGGAACGAGCGCACGGCGTAGGATGCCGACTGGCTGTCGGACTCGTAGAGCGGCACGTCGTTGAACATCAGATCGTTGATGTCCTTGTCGTAGAGCCAGCCCATCTGCCAGCCCTGCTCTTGCAGGAAGGCCACGTCGTTCGATCCCGGCTTGCGGACCAGAACAACGGCGTCGATCTCACCGAAGGAACCGAGCGTGGGTGCCATGTCGATCGGCTCGTAGACGGCGGTGGCCTTGGCCCAGTCGTCTTCGGAACCCATGTCAGGGTTGGTCTCGATCGACACGATCGTGTTCCAAAACAGCTCGGACCCGGAGCCAACGGTGTCGACGAGGATCTTGGCGCTGCCGTCGAGATCTTCCAGCTCATCGAAGTCGGACTTGGGCGGGAAGAAGATCATCCCGTATTCCACGCCGTAGATGCCGATCGGCTTGAGGAAGCAGCCTTCCTGACCACGGGCGTAGATCGCGTCGATCTGCGAGTAGCCGATATCGGCGGTCTTCTGGCACAGAGCCAGGGTGATCTCGTCGCTGCCGTTGAAGTTGGACACGACGGCGTCGGTGTTTCTCTGTTGCAGTCGAACAGAAAGCTTCTGGGCGGCGTTGTCATAGCCCCCACCGGACTTGCCGGCCCCAATGATCAGGGGCTCGGCGTAGGCGATGCCAGTAGTCAGAAGCAGTGCGATGATGGATTTCATTCTGTGGTCTCCAGTTGAGGGATGGTGAGTTTGTGGTCTTTGGCCACTTGGGCCATGCGATACTTGAACTCGCTGATGAAGGTGCCGCGGTCATAGTCGGCGCTGTTGTCGTGGGCCGATTGAATATCAGCCGCCAACATCCTGTTATTGATGAGAAAAACAGGAATCGGATGTCTCTTTGTGTCCCGAATCTGCAGGATCGAAGAGTTGGTGCGATCGTCCCAAGCCTTGGCCAAGTTGTCCGGGATCATGTGGCCGATCGCACACTTTGTGTTGGATTGTCCGCGGTAGGCGCAGCCCCCGGTGGGCTTCACGGACCTCTGGCCTTGCTGAATGACCTTCAGATAGGCCGTGTCGAACATCTCCTGTGGTGTCATGCGTAGTCTTCCTCGGTGAAGTCGAGGATGTCTTCCCAGTAGGAAGCGCCCCGATTGATTACGTTGCGGACAGCCTGCGCTGCCTGATCTGCAGTGATGTCGTGCCAGTAGCCGGGGTAGTTCTCACCCGACTCGGTGCTGGTGGGGTAGAACAGCCGGTGAGCTGTCTTGAAATCCAGACCCAAAGCCTTGGCCGCTTCGTGTTCGATGCGATCCCAAATGCCGTAGATGCTGGGTATGTTGGCGAAGGAGTCGGCGGTCTTGTCCATCTGCCAGACGTAGCCCGCGATGCAGCACGTCGTGCCGCACCAGTTGTTTGGTGCGGTGTCGCCGTCGTATTCGACCATCTTGCTCATGTCGAAACGGCGCTCAGGTGCCCCGGCTTCGAGCCATGCGGCAGTCAATTCCAGTAGATCTTTGTTCATTGTCATTTCACATACTTCCATGGGTTCTTGGTGCGGGGGTGGGAGATCATGCGGCGCACAGCCTGTGCCGCCTGCTGCGGGGTGCAGCGGTCTGGTGCCAGCCGGAAGTCGAACAGAGCGTGGCCCATGTTCGCGCTGTCTTTCTGCTCGGGAAGACCCAAGATCTTGAGAGCCTGGTCCCGAACGTCGGGCCAGGCGGGGTGGTGGGCGTTGGGATTGATCGAGAACTTGTTGTTCTCGAGCGAGACCGCGTAGCCCGCGATGCAGCAGGTCGTGCCGCACTCACCCACACCCACCTGATCTTTGATGATCTCGGGGATGCGCTCGAGGGGATCGTAGTCGATCCCCTCACGCATGTTGAAGATGATGTGCGGTGCGCCAGCGTCGAGCCAACGGGCCAGCTGGGTCAGTTTGTCGATGTTCAGAGGCATTCGGTTTCTTCCTGTGGCCAAGGGTCAAAGGCGGGGTTGGTGTCGGCATGCTCGGCCCAAAGCTTGAGAGCCTGCGCTGCCTGCTTCGGGGTGCATGCTTCGGGTGCGTTGTCGGGGTCGAACACAGGCAGCATGTGGTAGCCGTGGTCGTTGGGCAGACCCAGGAAGGCGAGGGCCTTCTCCTGAATGTCGGCCCAGCCGAATTCATTGACGATGGGTGCCCCGCCGAACTGTGCGGCTGCGCCTGCAATGCAGCAGACGGAGCCACAGGAGCCAGATCTGAGCTTGTCTTCCTCTGACGTCGGGAGTTCGAATTCGAAATCACCGTCGGAGTCGATGACTTCGTGGAGGCCCCGAAGGCCGATGTTCATCGAGAACACGACCTCGGGTGCGCCGCGGTCGAGCCAGTCGATGAGCTGCTTGAGATTTGCGTGGTTCATGGGAATTACTCCGCTGCTGGCTGATAGGTCAGAAGGTTGTTGCGGTATTCTTCGAAGACCGGACGAAGGGCCGGGATCTCGATGTTCAGCTTCTCGGCGTCTTCGACCAGATGGGCGAGACGTTCGAGGAACTGCTCACGCTTGATCTCGTCGAAGTGGACGATCGCGTAGACGTAGTCGGTGGCCTGGGTGACGACGTCCAGAACGTCGGTCTCGCTGCGGAACGTCTGGAACACGCGGCTGTTGTAGTCATCCGCGTTGGTCCGATATTCCACGCCGAGCGAATACTTGCGGCCGATCCAGTTGAGGTGGAACTCCACCTCAGCACGGAAGTAGCCCTTGGAACTGATTACGCGCTCGAGCATGAGGCAGTGTTCGTAGATCTCTTCGAGGTTCATTCTTCGGTCTCCCAGATTTCGTAGAAGGCAGAACCAACATGGTTCCCATTGGTGTCAAAGAGGGTGAAGTATCCTTCGACGCCGGATTCGATCCGGTCGGCGAGTTTGCGTAGTATTTGGGGGACGTTCACATCGGCGTTGCCAGATGTGACGTCGGCCCGAAAGCCGATTTCTTTGGGCATAGTGATCTCCAAATTACAGACATATGTAGTCATTGGCCGTAGGTGCGTTTTGCACCTAGGGCCTGGGACTCGATAGGCTGCCCGCTGAGGGGCTATAAGGGTTCTGGGCTATCCCCGGGCCCGCAATGGGCCAGAGCTGCTGAGCGGCTCGGAAAACGGCCTCTCCGTCGACCTGAGGCGGTGCGGATGGTCCAGATCATTGCGGGAGCCTCGACTCCAGCTTTGTCATGAACCACTTGTTCCACTCGGTCTTGGTGGTGTCGGAGACATTGGTCCTGAGACCGATGAACTCGGGCAGGATTGCGGGATCGATCCGGAAATCATCCATGTGCGCTTGCCAGAGCTTCAGCCTGCGCGTGAACTCTGGGAGCGATTTGGGGGTCAGGTGGCCGATCTGGGCCAGAAGGGTGAACCAGACCAGGTTGTTGGCGTGGGGCGACCCGATTGTCTTGCCTTCGGGGAGTTGCCAGTGCAGTGCCATTAGCAATGAATCCTTCCTGCGAGGGGATCGTTGATGACAATCGTGCCATCGGCCCGAGTCATGAAGTTGCCCTTGTGTAGATCACCCCACCAGCTCTTGCCGAGGTCTTGGTAGATCATCTCGGCTGCTTCAACGAGCATGGGTGGCGGGTTCGAATTATAGATGCTCTCGTAACCGGAGATCTTGGACCCAATGTCGTAGACCTGCTCGTCAGGGAGAGGGTGACCATCCTCCAGACGTTCGACAGTTACGAGGGCGCGGTTCGGTTCCAAAACCTCGATCGCGTAGACCTTCAGAAGATGAGGGCTGCGTGTCTGGTTGGTCAGCAGCCAGGCGGCGTAGGCGAAGTAGCCATCGCGGGTCGGGTCGACCATCTTGATGATCCGGTCGGGCTGACGCGGATCAGCATAGATGCCAAGCATCGTGTTGCCCTGATCGGGGAACAGGCGAGATAAGGTCGAGATATCGGTGGTCATGTGATCCTCACGGATTGAATTGCAGTAGAAGTGACCCAGCTTCACGCACTGGGTTTGAATGATCGCGCAGGTTTCTTCCTAGTCCCGGAACCTGATACGGCGCTCACTTTGGCGTGGCTTGCCAACTTTGCAGTTTTCGCGGGATGCATGCCCAGTAGGGTGGTCATAGGGGTTCTCCGAATGCTTCGAGTTGCTGGCCACTAAGGCCTAGGAATCAGCCACGCAGAATCAACCACAGGCCGAGTGGCCAGTGTGCTTAGGCGCAGCTGAGGCGGTAGGGCTGGGGGGAGCGACTATACTATAGTCCTCAAACACACCCAGGAGAGGTCAAACAGAAAAGTCGCATGGACGTTTTTCTGTTTTTCATTTCTCTACTCTTATTTAATTATACTATAGCTCTCTTCTTTTCTAATACTTCTTTTTCTCTTTTTATCCATTCTACTAAAAAGAAAAAAGAAGAAGAAAGAGAAACAAAATCAGGGCCTTACAAGGCCCCGAAAAAAGTAGCATACAAGAAGTAGCATACGAGGAGCGACACCATAGGTTGAGCGCTCAGCGCGCGATCCCCTTCCGGTTTCAATCTTCGCAAGATCAAAAATGCCTCTTGTCAGACATTTTGGTCCTGGATACCCTCCGGTTACGGTCCCGGAAGGTGACTATCAGGTCCGCAGCGATGCCCACCAAGAGCACAGCGACCGCAATCCAGGCGATTGCAAGACGTCCGTCAGCGGTCATTTCGATCAGTTTGTCCACAGCGTGGTCTCCTTTGTCATCAGATTTACGACCGTCACGGTTGTATTGAACAAGCGCGCAGCGACTTTGGCCTCCCGCATGGCAGCGGCATGGCTCAACCCTGTGGCGAGTGTTTCGCCGTTAGCGATCAGGACACACATCAGCGCACACCCCACCGCTGACATGGCCCATGGCCACGGGGAACCGGCGGCACACGGCGGGTGCCGGGCTTGGTCAACTCTGGCGGCTTGGCAGCAGGCAGAGGAATGGGGGCCGAGGCGTTGAACACGGCGCGCTCGTGCTGGGAAACTTGATGCATGAGCTGAAAAGCCCAGGCTTGCGCTTTTTCTTCTGGCGACATGGATACCTCCAAATTGGGGAAAACCTCGAAACCTGGAAAAAATTCCAAATTTTCGAGGGTCGCGTTTCTCAAAGGAGAACGCGAACGGCAAAGATTGATTTCCGAAGGTCTGGGCTGGGATGGGTCTGGGACGTCATACCCAGACCCATCCCAGACCTAGGCGGAAGGATGGGGCATACCCAGACCCATCCCAGACCTAGACGGAAGGATGGGGCAGGGCATACCTGCAAATATGCAAATATTTGCATATGTCAGACGGCAAAAAAGCCCCACGGCTTGCGCCGTGGGGCTAGGGGCTTGCGCCGTGGGGCTAGGGCTTAGGCTGCCTTGCCCGCTGCCTTTTCAACGCGGGCATTGCTTGCCTCAATGTCCGCCTTGCCCTTTGCCTCTGCCGCCTCTGCCTTTTCATTGGCAAGCCGTGCTGCCGTGGCAAGGGCTGCCCGCTTGGCCGTTACTTCCCCCACGGCGGCAGCAATGGCGCGCAATTCTTCATCTGACATATTGTCAGAGTGTTTTGCAAAGGCTGCCAGAATTGCCGCCACTTGCTTGGCAGCCTTTGCCCTTGGGCTTGCGTCTGCCTTGGCTGCCTCTGCCGCGTCTGCCTCTGCCTTGGCTGCCTCTGCCGCCTCTGCCTCTGACATATTGGCAAGGGCTGCCCGCGCCTCTGCCTTTGCCTTAAACTCTGCCGCAAGGGCAGCGATACCGGGCTTGCCTTTGCGGGCATACGTTTCAAGAAAACCCAAGTTTTCCACGCCAATGGCGGAAAGGTCTGCCCGGATACGTTCAACCGCTGCCTCTGCCGTCATTGGCGCGTCTGCCGCCACCATGGCAGCCCGGACAGCATCCAAGGGCGCGCGAAGGTCTGCCGCCAAACGAGTAACAAGCCCTTCAACCGTGGCGGCAAAACGATCGCGCGAAGTGTCGGGCACCTTTGCCAGAATCAAGGCGGTTTTCAGACTGGCCACACATTCCGCCTTGCTTTTCTTGCTGCCCGCGCCCTGCCAGTCCTGAACCGTGGCGGCAATATCAAGGGCAAGCCCCACTATTGCGTTGACCTTGGCGTCATTGCCAATTGCGAATTGCTGCCATGCATAGCCTGCGAAGTTTTCCATTAGTCTAGCCTTTCCATGTTAGCCCCAATTTGGGGTTTTGCCTTGTTTCGCCTACACCTTCCCCGACCCCTGCCCACGCAATCAAGCGCGGGCAGGGCTAGGGCCGTGCACCATGTTAGATAGCATATTTCACGCTGATGCAAGCCCTATTTTCAGGGCTTGCCACGGGCAGCGCGGGCAGCGCGGGCAGGACCGGGCAGGACCGGGCAGGACCGGGCAGGACCGGGCAGGACCGGGCAAGGTGGACACCTATTTTTAAGCCCCAAAATCCGCCCGCCCCCAACTATGCCGAGTTTCTCCGCGTGAAATTTTTGGAAATTCACCTTTCAACATACTATATGTTGAGCTACGACGAAATCACACAAATGGAGACGAGAGCATGGGCCGAGCAAAGAAATACAAGCCACCAACCATCGAGGAGCTGCAGGAAGAGGCCAACAAGTATGAGAGCCGGCGCGACTTCAGCCTGAAAAGCCCCAAGCACTACCGCTACGCCTGGTGCAATGGGCTCCTTGATCAGATCTGCGCCCACATGCCAGACCTCAGAAAGAAGTGGACGATCGAGCAGCTGAAGGCCGAGGCCTTGAAGTTCGAAACACGGTCAGAGTTTCAGATGAACAGCAACAAGGCCTATCAGGTAGCCCGCTACCATGGAGTCCTTGACGAGATCTGCGGTCATATGAAATAGTGGCCTCGATACTTCTGCCCTCCTGTTGGTGAATGACTTAAAAGGGACCGGTCCTAAGACCGGTCCCTCTTTTCTTTCTCCAGGGTCTTGAAGAAGGCGAGGCGGTCGTACCACTCCTTCTCAACGATCGCGAAGCCCCTCAGTCCGCAAGAATGAGGCAATCGTAGAATGCTTCCTGAGCTCCCAACGGGTTCGTCTGGATGACCAGGCGGAAGCCCTTCTCCTGCTGGAGCTCCCGCATAGCATTGCGGAAGGCCTTCGACGTAACAGGCCTCGCATTCCCCGGCCCGAAGCAGAAACTCCAATACTCGCTGAACAGTTTCGTTTCGGAGATGCGGCCCGAAGTACTCACGCGAATCTTCGGACTCTCCTCGATAAAAAAACGGACGGAGTTGTTCTCCTGTGCAATCTCGCGGATCAGCTGCTTGTGGCTATCCGGCAAGGTATACTCGCGCTTCTCCAAGAGACGAGGCATCGCCAGCACAGCCCAAGCGGCAATGGCTTCCCGCTCTTCTGCGACGATGATGTCGCCGATGCCCAGCTTCCGGTTCTCGGCCGGCACTGGCTTGTTGAACTCCAGGATCAGCCACCGGCGATTGAAACCCTCCGACGAGTCCGTGGTCTTCGGAGTGTGGTTCGAGGCAAACCAGTGAGTGCAGATCGGCCGGAAATTGAAGATGTCGCGGCCCTTGTGCTGGCCTGACATCTCGGCTCCGTCGACGATGTCCTTGAAGCGCTGACCGTCGATCTTCTTGCTCTCCGACAACTCGCCGCACACGTTGATGAGCTTCTCGTTCATCTGGGTCGGCATGAACTTGTCGGCCCACTCGTTCGGCGGCACGAAGGACTTGGCGTTGTCAGGGACCAAGGACTGGGCGATCGTCAGCACCTGGCTCTTGCCCGACTTCGGCACACCCTTCAGGAGCACGACGCGCTGCAGCCGGGGCCCGATCCCGAAGAGGGTGACGCAGAGCGCTTCCTGCAGCGCATCCAGCTTCGCCAGATAGTCGCTGTCATGGCCCCACGAGTCTTCGAGCAGCTTGAAGAACATCGGGCACTGGGCCGTCATCTCTTCGAGGTAGCGGAAGGGTAGGGTGTAGGTCGCACCGTATTCCACGCTGTGCGGCATCAGAACCCGCTCTTCCGTGAGATACCCGTTGGCGAAGTTGATGCCCTTCACGTCCATGCCCTTGATGCCCTTCTGCAGGCGCACCTTGATGATCTCCAAGATCCCCTTGTGGTCATTGGCCTTCTTGGCAGCGGGCAGGTTGCCGTAGTCGGACGAGATCTTCGACTTGATCTCACGGTCGTCGAGCATCTCCCAGTGAGAGCCGCTCCACTTCCAGATCATGTTGTTGTGGTAGCGGAGCTCGAAGATCTGCTCGAGATCCTTGATCACAGCCTCGGCGATCTGGGAATGGTCGGTGCCGTCCAGTTCCCCGGAACGCAACTCGCGCAACCGGTTCCGCAGCGACGAGATCCGCAGATCGAGACCCGCGGTATCGACCATGTACTGCATCAACCGGTCTTCCTCGAGGCGGTTGATCCCTTGGCTGCGGGCGATGCGGTCCAGGATGTAGTCGACGGCGCGCGACCGGCCCGAGCTCTGCTCCGGGTGGCGTTCGAACTCGTCACGCAGATAGTCGCGCATCTCTTCGAAGGACCACTCTTCGTGTTCCTTGTCGAACTGCAGGCCCAGCTGTTCCTTGTCTTCCGCGGTCAGGCCCTCGTCCCAGCTTTCAGGCAGGGCCTTCTTCTTCTCGAACACGTCCCGGTGCAGGAACTTGATCATGTTGTCGATGTGCTTCTCGACCTCGACGTCGTCACCAGCCACGTTCTCGATGAACTCGGTGTGGTAGGACCGCAGCATGCCGATCGCTTCTTTGAGCGTCCGCTCACCACGCATCACAGCATAGGCGAAGAGGCCGGCCTTCTCGGTCATCGACACGTCGCGGCTACCCGACGACACGTAATCGGTCACCCGGGTCCACCCCGAGTGGGACAGCTTCACCCCATTGGCATCCAGAGCGCCACGCAGGATGCTCTCGACCTGGGCATCGAGCACAGGCAGGCGGTCGATCACCGAGAGAAGGTCACAGTTGGCCTTGTAGGGCTGCTGGGTCTTGGGGTGGATCGACGGCGGGAGAACGCACTGGGTCCGTTCCGACAGGAGTTCGCAGATCGACTCCCCCGACATGTTCTTGATCCGGAACGTCCGCAGGCCGGTGTATTTGTAGGCGAGAACCATGCCTTTCTGGCCGATACGCACCCACGGGGACTTCGGAAGCAGGCCGGTGATCAGCGAAATGAGGGCCTGGTCCTCGGTGTCGATGTCGAGCATGACCACACCGGACTGTTTGCCCAGCACGATGCCGATGTTGCCCTCGGCATAGCCCTGGATCCAGTCATTCTGGAGCTCTGGCTCGACCGGCATGTCGTGAAAACGGGACCAATCGAGCGGGATCGGCCGCTTTTCCTTGCGGTGAAGCGGGATGACGGGGATGCCACGAGCGTAATATCCGGGTGCTGTAGACGCGAAAATACCCATCTCAGGCACCGCCTTTCACGATTTGCTCGAGCTTTTGCATGACTTCGGTGCGCTGACCGGGGTCCAAAACGTCTTCCATGATGTCCAAAACGGTCTGGTGGAACGTCCCAATTGCCTTCAGACCGACCGCGCGCTCCTGCAAACCCACCAATTTGTCCAAAAGACTGGTCGCGGTACGGAAATACGACATCCGTTCGGCGTGATCTTCGATCGACAGGTTGTCCTTGGAGTCCTTCAGCTCGTCATAGAGCCGCTGGGTCTCACGCTCGAGCTTGCGCCACTTGTCCTGCGGTACTTCCGTCGAAACGTCGTCTGATTCGACCATCTTCCGAAGAAAAGCCTTCGTCGAGGCCGAATAGGGACATTCTTCATCATCAAGAAGGTCAGGTTCTGCTTTGATCAGGTCGACTACGACCGTGATTTGTTCGTTTAGGTCCGGAAAGATCGCCATTTGGCCCTCGTTGATGGTCAATACCAGCATACTTAGGCCTCGCGAATAGGTGCCGCAAGAAAAAACGTAGACTTATACTATAGTCAATTACACTTGAACCGATGAACAACCTCGGTTTACTGTGGTTTCATGAAGTTCTTCGCAATCATTCTCTTCCTCTGGGACGCTGGTGAGGTCGTTAAAGTCGACGCCATCCCAGTAGAAGTGTGTCCAGAAGAGATGATTTTGCCTTCGAACAACACCTGGATGTGCGTTGAATTCAACGTCCCGGCCCCCGGAGAGCCTGTATGACCGACAATTTGGTGTCGATGGATCGCTTCCGAGTCCTGAAGAAGGAAGAGGAAGACAAAGATGATGAGATTTGGAAGCAGTCGGTGCTGAAAACGCTCGATGACATCCGGGAACGGGTGGTTTCGGGCGAGACCGCGGCCTTGATGATCTCCGAGCTGCAGGACGAGATCAGCAGCTGGCGTCTACACCTCTTGGGGCTCGGCGATTACGACACCTTCACCGTTGCTGGCATCCTCGAGATGACCAAGCTGCAGGTTCTCGACTCGGTCTATGATGAATGATCACCTGAAAGAGCTACTTGGCCGTCTGCAGAACCGATACTCGGTCGATTCTGTCGAAATGAGCATGGGCGAGTGGCTCTGTCAGAACACCAACCTTCGCGGCCGGCCGTTCTCCTTCAAGCGGTATCCCTTCCAACGGGCGATCGCCGACGATCTGCATCCGAACATGGACGTGATCAAGCCCTCACAGGTTGGGCTGTCGGAGATCCAAGCGCGCAAGGCCCTGGCCTTCATCTCCCGTAACCGGGGCACGACGCTGATCTTCACGATGCCGAACGAGAAGATGTTCGAGCGGATGTCGACGACCCGCATCCTGCCGCTCGTCAAGGAAGAGAAGGTCTTCAACCTCGAGACCCGATCGGGCGAGAAGCCGACGCGGAGCCGCGGTCTCATCCAGGTTGGCACCAGCTTCATGTATGTGACCGGCGCGACCGAGGGGGATGCCACTTCGATCTCGGCCGACGCGGTGTTCAACGACGAAGTCGATCTGACGGACCAGCAGATGCTGGCCCTCTTCAACTCGCGCCTGCAGAACTCGGACTTCAAGATAAATCAGCGGTTTTCAACGCCTACTTTCAACAACTTCGGCGTTGACCAAGGCTACATGGTGTCCGATTCTCGGGAATACCTATGCAAGTGTGACGCCTGTGGACATTGGAATCTGCCCACATTTTCCCGATCCTTCGTGGATATACCAGGTCTGCCCGACGACCTGGAGCATCTCCACGAGATCGACGAATCCCTCATCGATACCGGACGCCTGGATCTCGTCAATGCACAGGTCATCTGTGAGCGTTGCCGAGCCCCCCTCGACCTGGGACGCGAAGAAAATCGAGAGTGGGTGGCTCAGTTCCCATCAAGAACGCATGCGCGCGGCTATCGGGTCCGTCCGTTTTCTACCGACCGCCTTGGACCGGATTATATCATCGCGCAGCTGCTGAAGTACAAATCCCGCGACTACCTGCGGGGCTGGTACAACACGGTGTTGGGTGAGGCATTCACCGGCGGCAACGCCCGCCTGTCGGATGCCGACATCAACATGTGCTTCACCCCCCATATGACGAAGCCGGATGTCGATCGCTCGACCCCCACCTGGCTCGGCATCGACATGGGACAGGTCTGCCACCTCGTCCTCGGCCAGGGTGACTCGATCGAGGCACTGCACGTCATCGAGTTCCGGACCATCCCGGTTGAGGAACTTCCGGCTGCAGTCAGCGAGATCCTGGCCACCTACAACGTGATCGGCGGCGGCGTCGACCGCCATCCTTACACCCCGACCGCGGATGCCCTCTGGGAACTGAGCCAGGGCCGCATCCTGCCGATCGAATATCGGGGGCAGAAGGAGCTCAACCTCATCAAGGACGAGCTCGACCCCGACCTCATCCTTCACGCGCAGGCGAACCGCACCGCGCTGATCGACGAAGTTGCACGCCTGGTCCGTCTGCACCGCATTCGCTTCAGCGGCTACGGGCAGCAGAAGAACACGATCTCAGAGCACCTGAAGGACATGGTTCGGGATGAAAACCCCGAGAAGCCAGCAACCTGGGTGAAATTGTCGGGGAACGACCACTATTTCCACGCACTGGCCTTCCTGATCGGCGGTGTGAAGCTTAAGGAGTACCAAGAAGGCAAGTATTCTGACCCCAGATCGACGCTTCACGTAGAAGTCGCAAATATGTCTGGTCTGAATGAGGGCCTCTTTGCTATAAACAGGAAAGCCAACCGCGGGATTTATTGATGGCGACCAACTTCGCTTCAGTTCTGAAGGTACTTCTACCGAAGCGGAGCAATCCCGCCGGCAACTCCTTCACGAACACCTACAACCCGACGTCGACTGAGAACACGCTCTCTCTTCCGGCCTATCGGGATCACCTGACTGACATCTTCACCACGCGGTCGAGTGACGACAGCCGCGCGCTGATGAAGTCTCTCTTCATCCATGACCCCGATGTTTCGGCGGCGGTGAACGCATTCCTGACGGTGGCCAACACCGATCCGGTGTTCATCGTGCGGGACGTCAACGGTCTGATCGACCGCGAGGGGCAGAAGACGCTCAACTCGCTGCTGATGGCGATGACCACACGCTTCGACTACTCCAAGGAGTTCGACTGGCGTCCCGGCATCCGCCAGATCTGCGAGAACATGCGTTACATGACGCTGCTGCGCGGGTCGATCGGCGAGGAACTGGTCCTCGACAAGACGCTGATGCCGACCGAGATCCGCCATGTCGACATGGCCACGGTCGAGTGGTTCGAAAAGACCCCCGGCAACTTCACGCCGCGTCAGAAGCCTGCGAACTCGCAGGACTATATCGATCTGAACATCCCGACGTTCTTCGTGAGCTTCTTCCGCCGCGACCCGACGTCGATCTACACCTTCTCCCCCTTCGTCTCGGCGATCAACACCGTCGCTGCACGGCAGCAGGTCATCAACGACCTCTACCGGATCATGCAGCTGACCGGTTACCCGCGTCTCGAGATCACCGTGATGGAGGAGGTTCTCAAGAAGAACGCCCCCGCATCGGTGAAGCAAGACACCGAGAAGCTGGCCCAGTACGTCAACCAGCAGCTCAGCAACATCCGCGGCGCGGTCGTCAACCTGCGGCCCGATCAGGCTTTCGTCCACACCGACTCGGTCGAGACGAAGATGCTCAACGACGCGAAGCCCGCGAACTCGCTGAACATCGACTCGATCATCGGCACCCTGAACGCCCAGAACCAGGCCGCGCTCCGCAGCGTGGCAACGATCCTCGGCCGCGGGGAATCCGGTGTGAACACCGCGTCGGTCGAAGCGCGCATCTTCTCGATGAACGCCGAAGAGATCAACGAGCCCCTCAGCGAGATCTGGTCTCAGATGATGACAATGCTGGTTCGCCTGCATGGTCACGAGCAATCGATCGTCAGCTGCCGGTTCAAGCCGGTGGAACTGCGCCCGTCGTTGGAACTTGAGCCTCAGCTCTTGATCCGTTCGACTCGTCTGAAGCAAGACCTTTCCTTGGGGATCATCACCGATGACGAATATCATTTGGAAATGTACGGTCGAATCAGACCTGACGACGCTCCAGAACTTGGCGGTACTGGCTTCGCTGATGGCGGTGCAGTGGATGTAGGCAACGCGGAAGACGTGTCGCCCAACTCCGACCCGATGGGTCGCTCTCTTGCCCCAGAGGGAAGTGAAGCCGCAAAAGGTAACGCGGTGAAGCCGAAGAAGAAGTCATCGCCACCACCCCAAGAGTAATGTTAAACTGACCCCATCAGCCGTGAAGCGCGGCAAACGAAACTGAGGAGAACTCAAATATGGCCTTCCAATTCTCTGTCGGCACCCGCAACGCCGCGCTCGACGCAATCGAGACGACGATCGGTGCTTCCGGCGTGACCCTTGAAATCCGCACCGGTGCTGTTCCCGCAACCACGGCAACTGCAGATTCTGGCACCGTCCTGGCGACGATCTCTCTGCCGGCCGACTGGCTCACCGCCGCCTCGGGTGGTTCGAAGGCGATCGCTGGTGGTCCTTGGACCGATGCTTCGGCTGACGCCGCTGGCACCGCTGGCCACTTCCGCGTCAAGGCTTCGGCCACGACCCACATCCAGGGCACGATCACGGCAACTGGCGGCGGCGGTGACATGACTCTCGACAACGTGTCGATCGCCTCGGGCCAGCAGATCTCCATCACTTCCTTCACCCTGACTGCCGGCGGTGCATGATGCCAGAGATCGGTGACGTCGTCACAGTCCTCGCTCCTTTCAAAGAGAGCTTTCCGGACGAGTACCTTGTCGTTGATGTAGTTACGAGTGAAGACGGCACGATCGCACACTATCTCGAAGGCATCTACGGTGCCTTCGACCACATCTACCTGGAGCTTACGGAATGACGATTACCTCGGCTGACCAGTTGATCAACGCGATGGGGAACAACTCATCGCGTATCATCATCGACAAGGCGGCTCTAGGCAGCACCCTGGCTGGTGAATGGTTTTCCCTTTGGCGGGCAACGGGTCAGCCGGGGCAGGGGTTGATCCCAACCACACCTGCAATGTGTAACCATACTACTTTGGGTGGTATGAGTTTCACGCAGCAGTCCGCACCGGCGACCAGCTATCTGGCCCTGCTTGAAGGTGTGACCAGCAACTCCGGTACGACAATCGAGATCCACGACCGCATTGCCCACATGGGTGGCCTGTCGGGCATCGTCACCACTGCCCAGACCGTCAACCTCGACTTGAACGCATTCTCAACGGATAACATCGCTGAGCGCAAAGGTGACGCCAACTATTCGGATGTCCAGTGGTGGATCGAGTGGTACACTGATACTGGGGCGACGGCCGCAAACTGCACCGTCAACGTTACCTTCAATGATGGCACCACGAACAACCTTACTACGTTCGCCTTCGGGCGACGGGTCGGGCGTGCCATCCCTCTCAACGGTCTGATCCAGGCTGCGGACAGCGGCAAGTATATCCGGGACATCAACACGGTGACGCTGTCGGTTAGCACCGGCACGGCCGGCAACTTCGGCTTCACGGCGACACGCTACCGTGCGGCAGAGTATCTCCCGCTTGCCAACGCCCGTTTTACCGGAGACTGGGCAAGTCTTGGCTTGCCTGAAATTCCGAACTCGAGCTGCCTGTTCCCAATGGTAATCTGCGGAAGCACCACGACCTCGTCGCTGCGCGCGACCGGGAAGATAGTCCATGGCTAAGCCGTTCCGGGGTCTTTCGCCGTTCGATGGTGGCAACACCATCTGGCTCGATCCCGGCAACGCTGGCCAGATCGCTCAGAAAGAATTTTTTCCTGAGCAAGACGCTAACCTGATCCTCGGCGAAGTCGATGGTCAGTTTACAATCACCGGCAGCTCGACCGCGACCAGAACGGGGGTCGGCTTCAACCAAGGGGCGGTCAACGGCTCCTTTGAGATTCTCGGCAACTCCGCTGGTGTCGCTCCACTCGACCGGCCGACACTCGTCGGCACCACAGTTGCTTCATCTGCTGGTTCGGGAACTAGCCTCACTGTTCCTCTGACGGCTCTTACGAACGGGATCGGAACGGCTCCGCAGGAAGGTGACCTTATCCTTGTCGCCTGGGCGCGGGGCGACACTGCCCTGACCACGATGACCCTGGTGTCAGCGGGATACACAGTCCTTGCTGACCTCTATGGCGACGGAACTGTCCAAGACGTCAACCTTCAGGTCGCATACAAGTTTGCTGGGGCCAGCCCTGACACCTCGGTTGTGATCCCAGCAACCGGTGACTCGACTGACGCTCGAGCGGTTGCTGTTCAGGTCTGGCGGAATGTCGACGCAACGGTGATCGACGTCCCAGTGGTCACCACAACGGGCACGAGTCTCCCGAACCCACCCGCTATTACACCAACCACCGCCAAATCCATCATCGTGGCGATCGGGGCCTACGGTCAGGACAGCGGCGCGAACTTTACAAACGCCCAGCTCAACAACTTCATCACGACCTTCGGCTCGGACAACAACGACGCCGTCATCGGGATGGGTTGGGCAAACTGGACGAGTGGGGCGTTCGACCCTGTGGCGTTCGGCGGCGGGGGCGGTGGTGATACCACTTTCGGCAGCGCGTCCGTCACACTTGCCCTTCGCACGAACCAGGTTCTTCCGGAGATCCTCGGTGCAGCCTCTGGTCAGATCAACTTCCCGGCTGCTGCTGAAGGCACGGTCTCTGGTGGTGAAGTCGCGATCAGTGGTGCAGCTGCCGGATCGATCGCGATCACCGGTGCCGCGACCGGCACAAACCTCGTCCGCGCTGCGACCTCTGGTTCTCTGGCTCTGACGGGTGCAGCTGACGCTGATGTAATCGTCAAGGCTGCAACTTCTGGCTCTCTGAACGTCACCGGTTCGGCCGATGCGGACCTCATCGTCAAAGCCGCAACCTCGGGCGCGATCGACCTCACCGGCTCCGCGACTTCGACCACCCTGGTCCGCGGTGCGACCTCTGGCTCTCTGGATCTGACTGGCGCTGCCGATGGTGACGTTCTCAATCGCGCAGCAACCTCTGGCTCCCTGAACGTCACCGGTTCTGCTGACGCCGATGTCCTCGTCCGTGCGGCGACTTCGGGATCGATCGCGATCACCGGCGTTTCCTCCGGAACTCAGCCAATCGAGGCTGAGTCCTCGAGCTCTCTCGGGCTGACCGGTGCCGCGACCGGCACGAACCTCGTCCGCGCCGCGACCTCTGGTTCCCTTAACATCACCGGCGCTTCCACCGGAACCAACCTGGTCCGCGCCGCGACCTCGGGCGCGATCGCGCTGACCGGCGCTGCCGATGGTGATGTCCTCAACCGAGCCGCGACCTCGGGCGCGATCGCGCTGACCGGCGCAGCTGACGGCGACGTCATCGTCAAAGCGGCAACTTCGGGTTCGATTGCGATCACCGGCTCGGCCGATGCAGACGTTCTGATCCAGGGCGCGACCTCGGGCGCGATCGACCTGACCGGTTCCGCCTCGATGTCGTCGGCCACTCAGGCCGCAGCATCTGGCACCCTCGATCTGACCGGTGGGGCGAATGGTGTTGTGCGCGCGGCTGGCGCGGCGATCGATTCCATCGCTCTGACTGGTAGCTCGACCGGTCGTGTCGCCACGGCTGGCGCAGTCACCGGCACGCTGGGTCTCACCGGCGCAGCCGATGCCGATCTCATCGTCAAAGCTGCAGCGACGGGTTCGATCGCGCTGACCGGCGCGGCTGACGCTGATCTGATCGCGAAGGCGTCGACCAATGGTGCGATCGCCCTCGCTGGTGCCGCTGATGCCGATGTCATCGTCAAGGCAGCGACCACCGGGGCCCTGCCTATCAGTGGCGCTTCGGTCGGAACCAACCCCATTCGGGCAAGTGCGAACGGTCAAGTTGCTCTGACCGGATCGGCCGACGCCGACGTGGTGGTCAAGGCCACCACGTCAGGCTCGATCAACCTCACCGGTCAATCTGCAGGCCTCACCCCTGCACAGGCGACCTCGAGCTCCAGCCTTGATCTGACCGGTCAGTCGTCTGGTCGGGTCGCGATCCGTGCTGCAGCGACGGGTCAGATCAACATCACCGGCCAGGCCAGCAGCCAGCAGTTGACGGCGGCACAGACCACTGGCTCTATCGGTCTGAGCGGTTCGGCTGCCGGAACCAACGCAACTCGGGGCGCGGTCACCGGCCAGATCGGCCTGACCGGCTCTGCCGACGCCGACGTTATCGTCAAGGCGACCGCTTCTGGATCGATCGGGCTGACCGGCTCGACTTCTGGCCAGAACATCACCGATGGTGCTGCTTCCGCCTCGATCCCGCTGGCAGGTTCGTCGACGGGTCGTGTGGCGATCAAAGCTGCCACCTCTGGCTCTCTTGCACTCACCGGCCAAGTAACTGCCGGCTCCGGGACGAACGCAGCTACTTCGGGCACCATCAGCTTCGGCGGTGCAGCCGCAGCCGTTGTTCGGATTGTGGCCCAGGCAGCGTCTGCATTGGGACTCTCGGGTTCGGCCGACGCCGACATTATCGTCAAGGCGACCACCGCCGGATCGCTGCCGCTCACTGGTCAAACCTCGGCCGAGGTCGACATTGACGCGGATGCGGCTTCCTCGCTGCCTCTGAACGGCTCGGCCGCGGGTCGCGTGGCGATCGCGGCTCAGTCCTCTGGCACCTTCGGCATCATCGGTTCCTCCAACGGTCTCGCGACGGTCGTTGACCTGAACCTGCGCCGCGCAGTCGACGAGGACAGCAAGAACAAGATCTCGGTCGAGGCGAAGCTCAATAGCCTGGAAGCGATTTCCCAAGAAAATAGCCTTGTGGCTATCACTAGCTTGAACCAAGCAGTTGTTCTGGAACCTGGCCCCAATTCTGCTATTGTGCAGTAAATCTCATCAGGTGGGCCGCGATGTTCGTTATCAAGCAGTTCAACACTCTGCCTTCTCTTGAAGCCACCTTGCTGAACCCCAGTGGTCAGCCTGTCAATCTGACTGGGGCCACGATTACCTTCTCCATGCGGAGCCGGGACAACGAGGCCGTCGTGATCACCGGCAACGCTCTGATCCTCGACGCTGCAGCGGGGAAGGTTGTCTACCAGTGGGCTCCGACCAACACCGAGCTCTCTGGAGCCTTCATCGGAGAGTTCGATGTTGTCTATTCGGGCGGTGGAAAAGAGAGCTTCCCGAACTCAGATTACATCCAGATCAATGTGGTTCGCTCAGCGAACAGCATCTCCTAAACTTTCCCTAGACTTGTTCCGGCCGACGCGGTTATTCTCAGCGGAAATGAACCAGAGGGTACGATGTACTTCAGCAAGCCTTCCAAAGCGATCGACGTGACGCAGGACATTCTCGCTCAGATCGAGAAAGTCACTGGCACCGCCGTGACCGCGGACGACATCGTCGTGTTCGAGGCTGCAGCTGCAAACAGCAAGCCTCTGAACAAGATGGGTTCGATCTTCAACCTGGGTCGGATCACTGAGGACACGCTGCGCCAGATGGCTCAGTCGGTGAACGCCGGTGAAGAGAGCGTCCCGCTCCACACGCTCCACGCTCAGGGCTACGAACTGCCGATCGGCAAGGTCTTCCAGGCGGAAGTCATCCGCCTGGCGGATGGCGAAGCCGAACTCCGCACCATGTTCTACCTGCCCAAGTCGGAAGCCTCGATGGTTGAGAAGATCAACCTCGGCATCATCGACGAAGTGTCAGTTGGTTTGAAGTCGAAGGCTCTGCTCTGCTCGAAGTGCGGGTTCGACTACTTCTCGGCCGAAGCCGGCTTCGAGAATCTGTATTCGCAGACCTGTGAGAACGGCCACACCGTTGGCGTCGACGGCACCCATGTGAAGCTGTCTGGTCTCGACAAGTGGATGGAACTCTCGCTGGTGTCGCGCGGCGCTGCCAGCAAGCCCAAGATCCTGGGTCGGACCAAGCAGGTCATGGGCAAAGAGACTTACGACCGCATCGCAGCTCACGGCCTGCCCCCGGAAGCGGTGGTGCTGTTCACGGCTGCTGATGATCTGCAGGCAAAGACTGGCAACCCTGAGTACGACAATCAGGGCGAGATGGCCAAGTCATCGATGCGGATGGTTCTCGAAGCCGCCAAAGAAATTCACGACATGCTGGCAGATGAAGATCCTCTCCCCGGCCATGTCATCGAAAAACTTGTTCTTGCCACGACCTACATTCGTGATGCACGGGACTATCTCAAGTCTGAAATGGCCAAAGAGGAAGACGAAGACATGAACCCTGAAGTCAAGGCGATGTTTGACGCCTTGGGTGTACAGCTTGCTGAGCTCACCGAGCGTGTTGCTGCTTTGACCCCCAAGGAACCCACTGCTGAAGAGCTGGCGGCTGCTGCCGAAGCTCTTGAGGCTGCAGCTGCTGCTGCGGTCATTGAGAATTCGGAGTCGGCTGAGGATGCCGCTCTGAAGGCGGAACTCGCCACTGCCAAGGCCCGCATTGCGGAGCTGGAAGCATCGGCGGCTCCGAATATGGAAGAAGTGACGATCGACGTTTCGGGAATCCCGGTCGGCGGCGTGGCTGCTTCTGCTGTCGAAGACGCGGCCAAGGCCCCGGCGAAGCCGGTGCTTAGCGCGTTCAAAACCCCTAAGCGTTGAAAGGACTGAATGATGGCAACGATTGGTGTTGGCGTCTCGCTCCGCGGGATTGAGCACGAAGAGTTCCACTATCCGTTCCTTCTCGCAAGCGGCATCACGAGCGCTGATGTTGGCAAGGCTGTCGCACTCGACACCACCGCTGCCAACACCGTGAAGCTGGCTGGCGATGGGAATACGGTCGTGGGCAAGTTGGTGACGGTGGAAAACCGCGTCACCGAAGGCATCCTGGTGGGCACGATCGCCCTCAAGGGCGGCTTCAAATTTACGAAGGTGGGCACCATCAACGTCGGCGACTCCATTGTGGGTTCGGCGACCGCTGGTGCCGTCAAGGCGGCAGCTTCGCCTGATCACGCAGCCAACATGGTTGTGGAATCGGGCACGGGCTACGTCGTCGTGGTCATGGCGTAAGGGAGACCCAGAGAATGCGCGATCTTATTGATATCCAGCGTCGTTCTGTCGACGACGTGCTCAAGGGTCTCCGTGGTTCCCGCGGTGAGTCCGTTGAAGCAGGGCAGGGCCTCGTCCGTGCAGCTGCCGACTACGGTCTGAACCTGCGTGACTACCTCACCCTGGCGATCGACACCCGTGCCGGTGACGCCAAGTTCGGTGAACTGAGCGGCTACGAAGCTGCTCTGGCCCACCTGAACCTGCCGATCCGCAACGACCTCGAGAACGGCATCGTTCTGCAGGCCGCGTCCGAAACCTTCCAGACCTTCCCGGGCACCCGGGCCATGTTCCCGGAAGTGATCGACGACATCCTGCGGTTCAAGAACCGTCAGGAGCAGTTCGAATCGGTCGCCCCGATGTTGGCGCAGTCGCGCACCATCGCTGGCACCGAACTCATCTCGACCCTGGTCGAAGATGACTCGACTGAGCGTGACTCGTTCACCGTGCCGGAACTGGCGCGGATCCCGGTTCGCACGATCCGTACCAGCCAGCAGACCGTGGGCATGTTCAAGCATGGCTCGGCCTACCGGACCTCGTACGAGTTCAACCGCCGCGCTTCGCTCGACATCCTGACGCCCTACGCTGCGCGTGTGGCTCGTGAGCTCGAGAAGTCCAAGGTCAATGCCGCTGTGTCGGTGCTGATCAACGGCGACGGCGTGAACGGCGCGGCCGCGACCGCTGCTCTGGGCACTTACGGCGGTGACTTCACCGGCGGCAAGACCCTGCAGTCGAACTACAAGGCTCTGGCCAAGTTCCTGATGGAACGCGCCAAGAACGGCAACCCTGTGGACATGCTCGTGGGCAACTTCGACACCTATGTCGAACTGATGTTCATGTTCGCTCCCACGATCGGCGGCACTGTCGCTGACCGTACCCAGATGGAAGCTCTGGTCGCTGCTGGTTCGCCGGCAATCCAGCTGCCGATCATGGGTGGTGCGGTGCAGTTCGCGGTTGCTTCCTCGGTGCCGGCCAACCGTCTCATCGCCTTCAACAAGGCCGAGACGCTGGAAGAGCTGGTGGAAGCTGGTTCCTCGATCGCTGAAAACGAGCGCTCGATCCTGAACCAGGCGATCACCTACGTTCGCACCGAAGTCACCGGCTACAAGCTGGCCTTCGGCGACACCCGGACGCTGCTGACGACCAACGCCTGATCTTAGGATCAGATCGGTCTGAACCGAGGGCCCACCCACCCACCGTGGGTGGGCCTTTCCCATAAGAGGATAGCCCCCATGAAAGTTCTGCTCGAAACGACTTCGAACATCATGCTCCTGGATCCGAACACCGGTGATGAGATCGATGACGTCAACCCCACCCTCACCACCTGGACTGCCTTCCTCGAGCAGCGCACCGGCCTTGGTCAGCTTCGCATTCTCCACCGTGGCTTCAAGCCCGAGGCGACCAATGAAGCATGGCTCGATTGCCTGAAGCAGTCAGACGGCAAGCTCGACCTGGCCATCGCGGCCTTCGTCTCCGAATTCGGCATCGTCGAAGCTGCTGGCACGAAAAAGGCGGCGGTCGTCACTGAAGACAAGATCGACGAGATCGCTCCCTCCAAGCCTCCGCGGAAGAAAGGCTAAGCCATGTGGTTCTTCGCCGGTGAGAACGTCACCCTCAACTTCGACTTCAAGGTGGATGGCGAGTTCGTCGTTCCGTCTTCCGCCTCGTGGATCTTCCGTCTCCACAATGGCGTTCAGGATGGAGTCTCGACGCCTCTCACTGGCCTGACCACATCGGCATCGATCGAGATCCTCGCCAGCCGCAACCAGTTGACTGTCGGTTCGCTCTACGAAAACCGCTTCGTGCTGGTCAACTTCGTTCACAACGGCCGCAGCCACACTCTGGTCCAGACCTACAAGCTGGCCAGCTTCGTGCCGATCACGGCGGTCCCGAACGAAGTTCGTCGTCTGACCGGCCTTGTTGAAGGTGAACTGCCCGATCAGGACATCGACCTGATGGGTGCCTACTTCAAGCTGTTCGACGCCTACGGCACGGACTTCTCGAACCAGTTGGTCGCGACGACCTACAAGAACCGTCTGGCCAACGAGGCAATCGCCTTGCAGGCAGCGATCGACGTGGCGATCTCGTTCCCGCTGCGCGTCCCTCAGTCGGTGAAGTCGGAAGACTCGCAGTTCATCCGCACGTCGAAGATCGATTGGGCGGCTCTGGAACACGGTCTTCGTCGTCAACTTCAAGAGAATCTGACTGCAGTTCTTGCTGTTGAAGAGACGCTTCCGGAAGTATTCTCAGTGGCAACACCCACCGATCCAGTCACCGGAGCATAATGATGCGTGAGTTGCGCGGCCAGTTCATCAAGGTTTTTCGCACTCGCGAAGGCATGAAGTTCAACGGAGAACTTAGCCTGCCGATCGAGCGCACGACGCCTTCTGACTTCCGGCCGCGCCGCTTGCTCACCGTTTCACAGAACGCACTGGTCAACACTGGCGACGTAGTAACCTGTGAAGAAGCGACATTCCTCGTCACGCTCAGCGCGACATTCACCGATCTCAAGCAGTTCAAGTGCTTCGAGATCACCCATCGGGTCAGCTGGTCTCGCAAGACCGATCAGGTGGACGCGGTCACTGGTCTCCCGCGCGACACAGGCATGCTGCTGATCGATGACGCGCTCCCGGTGATCGTCGAGTATGGCAAGGTCGTCGAGAACATGGGCATCGAGACAGAGAAGTATAAGATCCTGACCGGCGCTGCTGTGAAGGTTGGTGATCGCCTCGGGGCCTGGATTGTACAAAACCAGAAGGAAGCTCTCGGCCTGAACCTGCTCGAGGTCTCGTGATGGTCGATAACAACCTCACCATCTTTAGCAAGATCGAAGAGCGGACGTTTGCTTTTACGTCTGACCGCTTCCTCGACAAAGCCGACATGATTGGTAAGCAGCTTGACCGTCTGGCTGATGCAGTTGGGGGCACGTTCTTCCAATACATGGCTCAGCGTGGAAAGTTCATTGATGTTGAGAACACCAGCGGTGCCTTCTCGGGTTCTTACCCGGGGATCTCGAAGAGAACCTGGGATAAGAAGAAATCGAAAGGTGTAGTCGACGGAGAGTATGGATCGCAGAACCGATTCTACTTTTTCAAGGGTGATCTCGAGAACAGTCTGAGATCTTCAGGTCCAACGACCGTCAATGCGATCCTAGGTAAGTCGACCTTCCGCGGTCTGATGAGCGATAAGTTCAGTCAGAAGCAGACCACTTTTCGCTACGGGCGAGGCGCAACGGTTGGTGGAAAAAAGGTCGGTGGTCAGTTTGGACGGATTTCTGACATCTCCACCACAGTCGAGATCGACCTGTTCTCCAAAATAGACTCTGGGGCCGAGGTAACCGGAGCCCTCGCAAAGTCGAGCTATGATTGGGCTAAGAAACTCGCCGCTCTTGATGGGGGGCGAACCAACCCAACGCGCATCCCAGCTAGACCTCTAACGGCGAATTACTTTAAGTGGTTCATTGAGAACGAAGTGCCGAAGCAGTTCTTGAGAGGTATAGCAACAAAGAAGTGGAGCAACTTCAGTGAATGAATATCGGGATACCTTCTCGTCCCTGCTGGCCTTCTGCACCGAGTTCGCTCAGGAAGTCAAAGGCGTCGGCTTTGACCTCGAGGTCATGAACCTCGACAGTGCAGGGGCACCGGCCGAGTGGCCGAACAAAGATGTCATCGGCCTGGCAGAGTTCACCTTCACCCTGGATGATGGAAACATCGTCGTCAGCAACATGTTCGCTGTCTCCACGGTCGAAGACACGAACAACTTCCGGCTCAACGACATCATGAATCGCCTGCTGAACAAACTGATTCCCGGCCGGCGGATCAAGCTCGTGAACGCAAGCTCTGGAGTAACCCGCGGGTTCCTCGTCGTGACAGACGGCACCCGGGTCACCCCACCAGAACGGTCAGGCACCCGGGCGATCCAGCCGGTGATGGTCAGCTTGCTTTCAGACCAGACTTTGCGGTGAGCAAGTCCCGGGCAACGTGCTCGTCGATCGCCGTTTCCAAGATGTGAATGATCTCAGCATTCTTGGTGCGGCGGTTTACGGCGGCGCGGGCTTCGATCTGATCATGCAGATCGGTCGGGATACGGATCGTGAAAGCCTTCATCTTCTTCATCAGAAGCTCCTAGGTTTGATTTGGTGCTTGTTTATACCAAAGAAAACCTTTGGAAGACAGTGGGTTTTCAGCGTATATTCCCAGCACACAGGAAAGCAAACCCTGAAAGGAGCTTTTGACTATGGCTGGTGAAGCAAAGACCAATGCATTTATGCTCGGGTCGGCAACCGTGATGCTCGGCCCGCAGGCTGATCTCTTCACGCTGGCCCCGGCAACCCACGCGATCGGTCTCGTGAAGAACTTCACGATCTCGAACGAGCCCCAGTACACCGACCTCACGCAGGGCGTGAAGAACCAGATCGTGTACTCGGTGATGACCTCGAACCGCGTGACCGCTCAGATGGAAGTGTACGAATACACCTCCAAGAACATCGCTTACGCTCTGGGCCTGAACGGCTCCTCGCTGACCGCGATCGCTGCCTCGACCACGACCACGGGCATCACGGCTGCTGCCGCGACGACCGTCGTTGTGACCTCGGCCACCGGCATCACCGCGAACGACTGGGTCATGATCCAGGAAGGCACTGACGACAAAGCCTTCTATCGCCGCGTCGTGTCGATCGCGACCAACACCCTGACGCTGAACGCCGCTCTGCCGGTCGCTCTGGCAGCTGGTTCGATTGTGCAGAAGGTCAACGCTGTGGATGTGGGCTCGACCGCTGACCAGCCCTACCTGGCTGCGAAGATCGTCGGTTCGTTGGCTGACGGCACCGAAGTTGGTCTGCTGATCCCCAAGATCCGCATCACCGCCGGCTTCACGCTGGGCTTCACCACGGACAACTTCGGCAACCTGCCGATGGAGTTCACCTGCTACGACCTGACGGCCGACGACGCCAACTTCGCTCTGTTCCAGGGCAAGCAGGCTCTGCTGCTCACGCCGAAGTAAGGCACCAACTATAACCTTGCTGAACCTCGCCCCGTGGATTAGATTCACGGGGCGA